TAGGAGCATTAGCGGTGCTGAAGAAGTCTAAACCACCAGCATTACCAATAGAACCATTGCGGTACTGATCAGTAATTTCCTTAGTAGGATTAAGATAAGTAGCTACGCCACCTATCATAGAAGCCTGCATGTAGGGGTTTAATAGACCAGAAAGCTTACCGTCATCTCTAACAGCAGACTGGGTTTCCATTACGGCCTTAGCATTTAGGAAAGGTACGAAATTGCTAACAGCAGTACCGACTTTGCCATAGAACTGATTAAAACCAGTCTTGGTCTGAGCGATAATGTTGGCATCAATTTGCTGATAGACGGTAGCCATTAGAGGCTTAACAACATTCTGCTTGAATTCATCAACATTGAGGGTTAGCTCTTTGCTGGTTAAGAGAATGTCAGCGCCACCCTGAGCAAGTACAACAGGTACATAGGCATAATTGTAGCCAGTAGGATTAGCAGAAGCGCCGGAACGATAAGGATAGAAGCCAGGTACACGGACATTGAGGGTATCGCCAATCTTGGTAGAGCCAAGATAGTCAGAATCCCATCTACGAGCTACGCGAGAGGCCATCTGGAGGTTGTTCTTTACTGTGTCGAGAGCGGCAGCAGTGATTTCAACACGGTTGTTGAAGATATTACTTGAAATTGCCATTGTTATATTCCTTTGAAGAAGTCAATGTTTGTATTGTATATATGGTTAGTAAACCGTATATTTTAATTTATTGGATGGTGCAACAGAGGTGCTGGATTTAACAGGATTGATTGGAGCTGGTGGAGGTGTTACCTTCTTAGGAGTAGGTGTTGTTACTTTAACCTTATCCTCTAATTTAGCTTCAAGCTTTCCAATTTCTCTGGCAGACTGTGCGGGAGACATTGCCGCGATCTTGTTGCTCACATCAGGATTACTCATCAAGAAATGGAATAGATCTACTGCGACAGGACTTTCTTTAATTAATGCGGCCATTGTGGGGTTTGTCTTAGCTTCATCAGCTTCAATCAATCCCTGTAAGTCAGGATACTTAACAAAGGCTGATTGAATCTGCTCTTTGAAGCTCTGATCTTTCTTAACCTGTTCTCTTTGATATTCTCTTAAATCAAGTCGATAATCTAAGTCATCTACTCCATTAACATAATTAGCTGGATTAGGGACATCAGTATCAATGATTAAAGGTAATTCTTGAGAAGCTTCTGGTGTAGATTGATGTTGCTGTTCATATAAGGAGAGCTTGCCCTTGAGCTGTTCTCTTTCCTTGATGAGCTTAGCAATACGCTTTTCAGCGGCTCTATCACGATGGTCATCTTTTACAGGTTCCGAGGCTGCTGTTTCATCGTCAGCGAGAGCTTTCTCTTCGTCTGATAATTCGGATTCTGGTGTTTCTGTTACTTCGGTAGTAGGTTCTGAAGCTACTGGGGTTTCGACTTCTTCATTGGTCGCAGGTGTTGGATCTGGTGTTGCAGGTACTTCAGGTGCAGTCTTTGCGGCTTGTGCTTTGGCTAATTCTGCATTTAAATCAAGGTATTCGGTAGGCATTTATTACTCCCAGGGGTTTAAGAGACCCAGACTCTTATTACTATCTATTTATATTATAGTAATAATTATTAATCTTTTTCATTATAATCTGATTTTTCTTTCGCAATACTATCAACCACACCCTTTATAACATGCTCATGATTCTTTAATTCAGATTCTGTTTTTATCTTTTCCAGGTCAAGGGCTTGTTTCTGTATAGCCATGACCATTTCATGAGTCATTCTATTCTTAGCATTTAGAGCTTTAAGCTCCTCTGCAAAAGAGAGATTGTTAGTCTCATGTTCAAGAGTAGCTTTCTGTTTGAGTAATTCTAAATCAATATTCATTTGAGCAATTTGAAGCTTAGTATTCTCTGATTGCTGTACCTTATCAGCTAATATAGTCTCTTTCTGTAGAGCTTCTGTTAGCTGCTGAATTATTTGCTGGTCTTGCTGTAAACGCTGAACAACAGAAACAGGTAAATTCTCATTCTCATCATCTAATAGACCAGGAGGCAGAGCCTTCTCAAGTCTACGAGTAAGCTGTTCAGACATTGGGCTATCAATCTGGCTAACAATTAGATCACCAGCAATACCCATTAAAGCGGGATCTTTACCAGCTAAATCAAATAGCATTGATAGATTTTCCTGTCTCTTAGTCTGATAAGAAGGACCAGAAGATACAGTAATATCATATTTACCTGAGGTAACATCATAAATAGGAGCAATACCTTCTAAATCAGGCTTAATTCCTACCTCTTCTGGGGAACCCTCTCCATTAATGGTTGTTAATTTATGCTTATCATCAGCACCAATAATGCGTATTACTCTCTTTTCATTATAAATTTTAGGGATTAGATCTAATAAGATACGGCCACAAAGTCTTATAGCGCGAGATAGGTTGTCAGAGAAATGATAATTGCCTACGCTCCCAGCATTTTGTAATGCGAGCACAGCCTTACCAGACTGGTTATTAACCTTCTGACCCATACTGGGATCGAACATGTTATTGGTGGATTTAATATCCATCTCAATGCTATTCATAATCTCAAGTATGCCCTGGATGGGTGGTTCTTGAACATTTCTTGTTGGAGGAGGTAATGGATTACCTAAGTCATCAATAACATCGTATTCCAGATAAGCAAGGTTCTTAAGATTGACATCCTGCCAATCAGCCTTTCTATCACCTACGAAGCCCAGAGGACCAACCCAAGGAGCCTTAGGAGTAGCAGCAATTAGCTCAATTGCTGTGGTTTTAGCCACATTCAACATCATCTGCTCTTCCATTACTTTACGGACTAAGCCAGAATAGATACGCTGTCCATCTTCTAAAAGAGCATCACCAAAGACAGGAATTAAAGGAATACGATTTCCAGGCCATACAGTCTCTTCCAAGACTTCTACGCCATTGATCTTATACCACTTGATTACAGGCTTCTTTGTGGTTCTTTCTAATATGATACTTGCCTTATCTTCTTTAGTAAGATCCTTTTTAGGCAGGATACGACCATCAGCAAGCTTAACAATTACTTCTTCCTGATCTTCCTTAACAAAGTATTCTGCTACTGTGCATACCTTACCATTGTTGCTGAACCAATCAGGAATTCTTTGATTTAATCCCATCCAAGCAGACGTATTGTAATTTGAAAGCTCTGAATTAGGATAGAGAGCCTTATATTCATCTTCTGATAAGGTATCAATTATGAAACACCAAGCAATGTCAGATCCATCTAATTTCTTAAATCCGGGATCAATATAAACCTGGAAGGGATTAATTAATGAGTCGATTTTGATGTTCTGATCAAAACCCTCTTCTTCATATTCTGTAAGAACACGCCAGAAACCAATACCGCATCTTACAGCATCTTCAAAGGCCTGGTCGTACGCTAAGTCAGCGTCAGAGTCATTTTCAATATGACGAACAATACCCTGAATGACTTCAGCCGTATCTTCATCTGCGCCATCATTGGCTGGATGGACACGAACAGCAGGCCTATTCTCGCGCTGAGCATTAACAATAGACTTAACCTGACTATTGATGCGGTCAGCGGCATATGTTGGTCTGCCAGCACGGGCTTGCTTGACCTCTTCTGGCCATTGACTGTCTGTGCTACAGAATTTTAGATCTTTTTGGGAAAGCTTATACTGCTTCTGCCAAGCTTCTGAAGCTACATTAAACCGCTTACGAGCTTGCTCAACAATTTCTTTATTATCAGCCATTTTTTATATTCCTATTTATATTATAGTACACTAAATACTTGATTGCCTCAGCTAAGATTTCAGGATTTTCCTTAGCATACCCAAGAACTGAATTACAATTAAAGCATAGCATTTTTCTTATTTGCCCAGTATCATGATTATGATCTAAATGAAGTCTTTTATCTTCTTTATGACAGATAGCACATTTATTATCTTGTTCTTCTTTCATTTTAAGTACCTCATTGTGAGAGATACCATACCTACGTATAAAATGTGCATTTATGTTTCTATGCCTAAAATCAGGATTTTTCCTATATTCTTGATATCTCTTTGCAGATTTAATACTTTGACAAGACTTACAAGTACTTACTCTTCCTAAAGTACAGTCTTTATTTTTATTAAAATCTTCTAAAGGTTTCTTAATTTTACATTCATTACATTCTCTTAATATACTATTAGACATCAACTTATCCATAAATCCTTATTCATAAGCCTTTCCATAGTAACATCAGATCGTCCCATTATAGGTCTTCCAAGATTATCATACTGTACTGGGGCAGGTCTATCTGAGATTTTTTGTTTAAATCCTAAGATAAGAGGTTCTATGGAGTATCTGATAGCATCAATAGCATGGTTCCATTTATCTACTACTTCTGGTAGAGTCTCACCAGTAAGCTTGTCAATACGATAAGAGTATAATTTAAATTCATTTAGGGTATGAACACAGCGAGGATGAATGACTATATTATCAAAAGAGCGCATATAATCTACGCCATCTTCTATACTGCCTTTCCATTTTCTACAAGGAATCATTCTCTTGTAACCATTACGCTTCATATGCGAAATAATTTCTGGCCGAGCGCAATCAGCTCTACTAATATGATTCCTACCACCTGGAATGGTATCAAACATAGCAGGAGACATGTCAGTTTCAAGTTGGTAAGCAAACATTTCGTGTTCAATAT